CTCAGTTCGACACCGCGCCAACCAGGCATCCTGGTAGAGTTACTCTTCCTTGCCCTACTGCCTAACTCCCCCGGGCTTTCATCCGGGGTACGAGGGGCTTTTCAGCCTTCCTCCCACCTCCTGTTCCCTCTAGCACAGTCTGAATCGCAAGACTGCTAAAGCACTGTCGTACTAACTAGTATGTTCGGGAACATTGGACGGTCCAGGTGCGGACCGGGAAGTGAACGACTTCGGGTAACACCGAAGGAATCATAACCCTACCCCCGCCGTACAATTTCACTGCAGTCCAACACGCCTAATTGATTGCGGCGCCGCGGTTTTCCACCGCCGCCGAAGGACTACTAATTGTACAGCCTGGCCAAGGGACCACATCCCTAAAGATCCTCAAATACTGATGAGCCAAACCTCCGCAGCTCACTAAGGATCTCGTCCTCCCTCTTACTGACGTAATCTGCGGGCAGATAACGCAGTTCTTCCTCCTCTCTACGCGCGGTCAACTTCAAAGACCTCAACTTCCCAAGATAGGAAAGTCGACTCCAGGGCTTCACAGCCCTGTACGCGTAGGTCCGACGTACACATCCTACCGTAGGATTGTATACGTCTCTCTTCCTACCCCCCTCCCGACCATATTTCCACTGGTGGAGATACATGGCAATCTTCTCGTCGGGATCTAGCTCTCTCCGGACAGCTAGAAGTGATGTCGAGACCTCTGTTGGGGGTCCCGGAAGGCAGGTGAAGGACCTGTTCGACATCGATCTTTCCCTTTCGTAAGCTGGGTAAGATCTAGGGTGTAACCCTAACTGGGAAGGTAGGAACCCCCACTTCTTTCCGATTCTTGAGCGAACAAATGCGTTCGTCCACTCAACAGAGCCACGGACAGCAGCTGCGCCGTGTAGCATGCCGTGGTAATCGGAAAGAAATCCACCTCTCCGCAAGTGACGAATCTCACGCCACTTGCCCTTTGAGTTCTTTAGGAACGCTGTCGAATTGATTTCGGCGACACTTCCAGATCGAATAGTCTTCATGTCATTTAGCTTGTACCCGCGAGGGTATGAAGAGGCTTCGAGGTAAACGTTTGCTGAGACGAGCGTGTCGTCCCCGTTTACAAGAATTGTGCCTTCTCTCCCTGCCAGCGCCCAACGCGCCGCGAGATACGAATGAAGACACAACAAAGGAAAAGAGAGGTAGCTCCCCATCATCTGCCCATGCGATACTTCCCGTTCCTCTCCGCCGCAATCAACAATCGGTCGGAGTGATTGATGCGCCCGTAAGCGCACTGGTCCTGGAATATGACGGGACTTTCTAAGTAAAGTCCCCAGTATCGCCTCTGTCACATCTAAGGACAGGTTGTCTGTGGCGCTCACCAGATCAACTGAGGTCTGGCAAGGGTAAACACAGGCAGATGAAATTACCTTCTCCGTCGGTGGTCCGACAAGACGCCATGGAAGCTTCATAAGATGCGAATCGATGCATTTATGAAGAGGCGCTAGTATTTCGACACTTTCTTCATAGATTACTAGTGGTCTACTCTTACCTGCGCTCATGACCGCCTTGTACCGGTCTCGAACTG